GTAGAGGTTGGCCCCGTCGAGGTTGGCCCCGTAGAGGTTGGCCCTGTTGAGGCTGGCCCCGTAGAGGCTGGCCCCGTAGAGGTTGGCCCTGTTGAGGCTGGCCCCGTAGAGGCTGGCCCCGTCGAGGTTGGCCCCGTCGAGGTTGGCCCTGTTGAGGCTGGCCCCGTAGAGGCTGGCCCCGTCGAGGTTGGCCCTGTTCTTTACGCCCCACTTAACAGCAAGGCCAAGCTTCACACTGCGCGGCGCGTCTTCGGCGCAATCAATCTCTGCGGTGAACTGCACGTCGCCAGTGAAGCGGTTAAAAATATCGAATTTCACGGGTCTATCCCTCCAAATCCAGCCGGTTAAGCTTGTTCAAAATCCGCTTGCGTTCTGCGTCTGCTGCCGCGCGGGCTTCCCGCATGAGGGCGCGCAGTTCGTCGCGGGTGAATTCGTCCAAATCCGCTTCCAACCCACCGGGCACAAACTCCGCAATGAAGTCATGCACGGCCAAAACCGTTTCAATTCCTGTGCAGCGAAAGTTGCCGTAGAAGTTGATTGTGCTGGCGAGGCTGTGGGACTTGGTTGCCCCTGTTCCCCAACTCCAAATCTGTGAGGCAACCCGGCTAACGTCAGCCAGAGCAGACGCGCGGCGGCGCTGTGCAAACTTGTCATTACCAGCGTTCGGCATGAACAACGTCACACGCTGCGCCTCCGCTACAGCCCGAGCGCGGGCAAGGGCCGGGTTGGGCGTCGCTGTTCCGTGCGGGGTGGTGAAAAAGGGCATGTCAGTCTCCGTTTGCTTGAAATTACATTACAAAAAGATTTACCAGCGATCAAGAAAAAAGTGGCCTTGCAAGGTAAAAAAGTTTCATGTACTGTTTTGGCATGAGAACTCAATCCGAAATCATTGAATATATAGGCCGGGACCGAATAGCGGCTGCGTTCGGTATCACAGGCCAAGCCGTTTCCATGCAAGTAAAGGCCGGGAAATTTCCGGCCGCATGGTATGACCAACTTGAGCATATGGCAGGTCGCCCCTTGCCACGCGAGCTGTTCAAGTTCAAAGGGCCTGACACAAAATCAGCCAGCGGGGGCGCGTGATGGATGCTCTCGAAGCAATAACAAACGCAACGATTGGGTTTGTTGTCTCATGGGCCGCAACCCTGCTTGTTCTGGGCTATTCCCCGGCTGAAAGCATTGCCGTTACCGCGATGTTCTTTGGCCTGTCATTCACCCGCTCGTGGGCGCTGCGGAGGTTTTTCCGTTGGGTATCGTGAGGGAGGAACGCATAGGCGACTGCCGTTTGATATTGGGCGATTGCCTTGAGGTAATGCCACTGCTGGATCCGGTGGATGCCGTGGTCACGGACCCGCCGTATGGGATTGGCTTTGGGAGCTTCAACCGAACCAACAAGGACGCCAAAGGAAACCGCTACAAGGCCGACAAGTACAAACATGGCGCTTGGGACGACTGCTTTGATTTTACCCCATTCTTTGAGGAAATCAAAGCAATAGATGTCCCGACAATAGTTTGGGTCGGCAACTATTTCCCCTGCCTTTGGACGGGGCCGGTGAAGGGGTTTGTTTTCTGGCATAAGCACCAGCCGGTCGCGAACTTCTCAAAGGGTGAAATGGCGTGGACGAATATCGACACGCCCGCAAAGTTCATAGACTTCCCATACTTCGGCGGCATTGAAGGGAAGACTAAGGCTTCTGAGAAATTCCACCCGACGCAAAAGCCTGTCCCGGTGATGGAAGAATGCATCGGTTTTCTTCCTGACGCCCAAACAATCCTAGACCCCTTCATGGGCAGCGGGACGACCCTCGTAGCCTGCGCCAAGCTAGGCCGAAAGGGCATCGGGATCGAACTGGACCCGGATTACTTCGATATTGCTTGTCGCCGCGTCGAAGAAGCCTATCGGCAACCCGACCTCTTCGTCGCACCCCCAGAACCCCCGAAACAGGAGGCCATGGACATATGACCCAATCCACCCAAACCGCCCAGATCCTCGCCCACATGAAAGCGGGGCACTCAATCACCTTCTTAGAGGCCCTTAACAAGTTCGGCTGTATGCACCTGCCGCGCCGGATCTTGGACCTCAAGGAAAGCGGCCACGACATAGGGGATACTTGGGACACCAACGGCGAAAAGCGGTTCAAGCGGTATTTCCTGGTGGCTGCGGATGGGTAGGGATTATTTGATTAAATTGCCGTGGCCTCCAACCGTTCTTTCGCCCAATTCGCGCAAGGACAGACGCCACACAACAGCCGTTCGCAACGGGTACAAAACCCACTGCTTCTATGCGGCTAAAGAGGTCGGCGCGGTTATCACTGAGGACGCGCATTTAGCAATCCAGTTTTACCCGCCTGACGCCCGAAAGCGTGACCTCGACAACATGCTTGGCTCAATCAAGTACGGCCTTGACGGGGTGGCTCTGGCCGCTGGCGTGGATGATTACGGCTGGTCCTTTTCAATCCAGCGCTGCGACCCGGTGAAGGGCGGCGCGGTCCTGGTTCACGTTCAGGAACCAGCAATCCAGACAATCGAATTGAGGGGTGCAATAACATGAAAAGCCCTTTTTTTACGAGTGGTTTGGTGGTAAAAAGAAGCGAGGCGCGGTGTGCTACCAACACTGCCGCGCCCCTAACCGAAACACGAACGCTAGGAGGTTCGCGTATGGCTGTTGATAGCCAATATAGGGATTCTGTCCCGCAAGACAATCAGAACAATTGTGAACGCTGGAAAAGCATTGGCGAGATTGCCAAGCGCCTTGTCGAAAAGGCGGGCGGTAAATGAGCGATTTCAAAGATAGCCGAGAGGACAAACACCGCCGCCTTGTCCGCTCCAAGATCCGCAAAGGCCCTCTAACAAAATCCCAACGTGATGTGACATTAGCACTGGTTAACCACTGGTTTCACCACAAGGGCGGCGCAAAGGGGTATGTCCACCCAGGTAGAAAGAAGTTGGCAAAAAAGGCCGGTACTTCCGTCAGGACCGTAGCCTCTACTTTGGCAATCTTGCGTGATTGGGGTGTTCTAAAAGTAGTGGCACACCTTCACGGTCTGCACGGAAACGCGACCGAATATCTGGTTGATGAATATGCCCTGATAGCATTCTGCGATGAGGTTTCAGCGAAGCAAATCGCCCGCCTAGCCACAAACGGTGTGCAAAATTGCACGGGTGCGGGCGTGCAAAAATTGCACACCGTAATAAACAACGTTGAAAGAAACCCTAGCCAAGAAGTGAGAACGTTAAACGTTGTTCGTTTCCCTCTACGTAGTGGAGGTGGCAATGTTTGATTTTAACCAAGCCAAGAAAAAAGAACTTAGACCACACCAAGTCAAAGCCATCGCCCTAATCCGTCAATCTCTTGGCAAGGGTTGGCGAACGGTTGCCGGATACGAACGGTACCTGGTTAGCCGAGAGGGGTTGGTTTACAGCACAATTCGGTCAGGTCGCTACTTGAAGCCGACGGTTTTGAACTCGGGATACGAATATGTTTCTCTGATGGCCGTTGGCGCATCAAAGCCAGAAAAGCAGTTGGTGCACCGCTTGGTGGCGGCAGCGTTTTGCCTCGGTGATGGTGAGGTGGTTAACCACAAGGACGGCAACAAGCTAAACAACCACGCTGATAACTTGGAATGGTGCAGTTATGCGCACAACAACGATCACGCCAGAGACGCGGGGTTGGCAAATAACTTTGGGTCCAAGCACTACGCGGCAAAGCTGACGGCGGATCAGGTATTGGAAATACGTCGTCGTGCGGCGATGGGTGAACTCAGAAAGGACATTGCTGCTGATTTTGGCGTTGGTCGCCGAGCGATAGATAAGATCGCCAATGGTGAAGCGTGGCGGAGGGTCAAGTGATGTATGACCTTCTTAGCACCGGAACCAGAAAGACATTACGCGGGCACCAAGAGCGGGCCTTAGCGCAAGTTCGGAAATCGGTCGTCGCTGGAAATCGTAGGGTTGTTTGCCAGATGCCTACAGGGGCCGGGAAAACGGTCACTGCTTCTCGGCTCATTGAAGGTGCCTTGGCCAAGGGGAACCGGGTGATATTCACGGCACCGGCTATCAGCCTCATTGATCAGACTGTGACCGCTTTCGAGAACGAGGGCATTCGTGACATAGGCGTTATGCAGGCAAACCACCCGCGCACTGACAGCTTGGCAAGGGTTCAGGTCGCATCCGTTCAGACGCTGGCGAAGAGGGAAATCCCGGAAGCTGCGCTGATTATCGTGGACGAATGCCACTGCCAGTTTGACGTTATCAATCGGCTCATGGACGAACGCGAGGACGTGTATTTTCTCGGGCTGTCCGCAACACCATGGGCAAAGGGCCTCGGGCTGCGCTGGCAGGATCTGGTTATCCCATGCACGATTGGCAAATTGATTGAGCAAGGGTATTTGTCGCAGTTCCGGGTGTTTGCACCTGACGTGCCGGACCTGTCAAAAGTCAAAACTGTTGCTGGTGATTACCACGAGGGCCAGACAGCCGAGGTCATGGAAGGCAAGTCTCTCATGGCGTCCGTTGTCGGGACGTGGCTGGAAAAGGGCGAGAACAGGCCAACACTATGCTTTGGCGTCAATCGTAAACATGCTCAAAATATTTCCGAACAGTTTGAAAGCGCCGGGGTAGCGACGGCCTACTGTGACGCCTTCACGGACTCGGTTGAAATGGCCCTGATTGAACGCCGGTTCCGTGCCGGTGAAATCAAGGTTGTTTGTTCGGTTCGCAAAATCACGACGGGCGTAGATTGGCCGGTCGGGTGCATTATCGACGCGGCACCTACCAAGTCAGAAATGCTTCACGTTCAGAAAATCGGGCGCGGCCTTCGGGTGAATGAGGGCACTGAGGATTTGCTTATCCTGGACCACGCCGGAAACAGCCTGCGCCTTGGGCTGGTGACTGACATTCACCATGCAAAACTTGACGCCACAGAAAAAGGGAAGCAGGAGCGCAAGCCCCGCGCGAAAAAGCTACCGCGCGAGTGCAGCAAGTGCGCTGTGGTGTTCAGCGGGTTGACGTGCCCCGCCTGCGGCCATGAGCGCAAACCCATTTCCGGCGTTGAGACGGTTGACGGGGATTTGATTGAAATTACCGGCAAGAAAAAGCCGCCGACAAAGGCCGAAAAGCAGGCTTGGTGGTCGGGCATTCAAACCATTCGCAAGGCGCGGGGCCGTGCCCCAGGTTGGGCTGCACACACCTATCGCGACAAGTTCGGTATGTGGCCGCGTGGCCTTGACGACGCCTGCGGAGAGGCGACCCCGGAAATGTGGAATTTCGTCAAATCCAAAGACATTCGATACGCCAAGCGGAAGGGGGCTTAACCGTGTTTCACGAGAAAACAACACACGCGGCGCGGGGCAAGTGGAAGGGCATTCTTATGACCTTCGGCATCCCCGCAACGTCCCTGACAGGCAAGCACGCCAAGTGCCCCTTGTGTGGGTCAAAGGATAACTTCCGATTCGACAACCAGGACCAGCGCGGCACGTACATTTGCACTTGCGGTGCTGGTGACGGCATGAAGCTGGCGATTGAATACACTGGCAAGGATTTCCGGGAGATTGCCAAGGCCATTGACGAAATGGTCGGGAACGTAACGCCGGACACCGTAGGGCCGCAGACAGGCATGTCAGACGCCCAAATCCGGGACGTGTTGCGGGATACCTATCGGGCCACTGAAAAGGTCCAGGCCGGGGATCTTGTCCACAAGTACCTTGATACGCGCGGCGTTGACGAATTGGTTTATCCCGACGCGCTGCGGTTTGCTCCCAAGCTGCGGGACGGAGACGGCGGCATACGCCCTGCAATGGTGGCTATGGTCACGGCACCGGACGGTAAGCCGGTTTCCATGCACCGGACATTTTTGAAACCTGACGGTAGCGGCAAGGCGGAAATGTCAGCCCCGCGCAAGATGATGCCGGGAACGTTGCCCGAGGGGGCTTGTGTTCGGTTGTGCGAATACGTGTCGGGCGGGCCTCTTGGCATAGCCGAGGGGATTGAGACGGCTTTGAGTGCGTCCGCGATTTACCAAATGCCGGTTTGGTCTGCGATTAACAGCGCAATTCTCAAGAAGTGGTTGCCCCCGGAAGGGTGCGATGAGGTCGTCATATTTGGCGACAATGACCCGAAGTTCGGCGGTCAGGCGGCGGCATGGTCTCTTGCTCACCGGTTGGCGGTCAAAGGCGTTTCGGCCTCGGTAATGATACCCGAACAGGCCGGGACTGATTGGAATGACGTTTACCTGGAAAGGGCAATGCAATGAGCCTTCCAAGCCAGCAAATGGACAATCTCAAATTCTTGTCCAGCAATCCGCCTCGCCGGGAAATCACAAACCAGGACGAGCTGGCCCGCAAATGGGCCGCGTTGCGATTTGACGAAACCAACGGAGAAATGGGCGCAACAGACAAGCACCCCTCATGGCCGCGTTATCGCAAGGCGTTTTTCAAACGGAACGGCACGCCCCGCCCAATGACGGTAAACGACGTTTCAACCATTCTCCGCGTTGACGCCGGGGCCGCTCGGGAAATGCTCAAGCGCTTTGGCCGCGCCGGGTATCTGGACAGCGAGAAACACCAACAACTGCTTGTGTATCGCCTGACAGAAGAAGGGGCCACGGCATGACGTTGACAACCGAAGAACGCGCCGCAATCGACGCATTCCCAGCCGACCGCGTGCAGCACATCCCCGAGGGTAAAAGCTACCATGAGGGATATGTCTGGAGCCAGGAAGAGCAAAAGCTAGTTCTGCGCAATCCCGAAAACGGCAGCAACTGGAACCGCTACAACGGCAAGGCATGGCGCAAGGGGCTAAAGACGGGGCCAACGGGCGAAACGCTGAATCGGCGGCAGGCAATCCTGGAAATGTTCCTGGCTGGGGCATTCTCAGACGACATTCAGGAAAAGTTCGGGCTGTCCGAATATACCGTTCGCAACGAGATTTCAGAACTGCGCAAGACACACCCGGACCTGCCGAAACTCCAGTCCCGAGCAGGGTACGAATTGGAGCAGGGCGTTATTGAACTGAAAGCCCGCATTGTCGAATTGCACGCGCAAGGCATGACAGACCGGGAAATCACCGACACCGTGCAGCGCCACGAAAAAACCGTCCAGCAGTATCGCCGCGAGGCAGGTCTGAAACCGAACAAGAGGAGTGCGGCATGAGCAAGCTACGCGTCCTCATTGCCTGCGAGTTTTCCGGCACCGTCCGGGACGCCTTCATTGCAGATGGGCACGACGCCATGTCCTGCGACCTGTTGCCAACGGAGGCACCCGGCCCGCACTACCAGGGCGACGTGCGGGACGTTCTCGACTACCCGTGGGATCTGGCTATCTGCCATCCGCCCTGCACGCATTTGTCAGTTTCTGGTGCGCGTCACTTCGCGGACAAACGCATGGACGGACGCCAGCAGGCTGCGGTGTCGTTTTTCATGATGTTGGCCAAGGCAGACATACCGCGCATTGCGATTGAAAACCCTGTCTGTGTCATGTCCAGCCTGTACCGCAAGCCGGATCAGGTAATTCACCCATGGCAATACGGGCACGGCGAAACCAAGGCTACATGCCTTTGGCTCAAGGGCCTTCCCAAACTACAGCCGACAAACATTGTCGAAGGCAGAGAACAGCGGGTTCACAGAATGCCGCCCGGGCCGGATCGCTGGAAAGAGCGCTCAAAGACGTTCTCAGGGATTGCCGAGGCCATGGCAGAGCAATGGAGCAAGCCTGACCTGTTCACGTATATGGAGGCCGCAGAATGACCGAAGCCCGCGATAAAATCACAGCCCTACAGCGCCTGAAATCCCAAACAACCAACATGGCGGAATGGAAGCGGCTGAATGACGAACTGAACCAAGCTTGCGCGGCTGCGTTCCTGGCCGGGGCGCTGGTGTGGAAAGAGGAGGAGCGGGAATGAAACAGGCAATCTTGGACCACCTAACTGCACTAGGCCCGCAGACAATCGGGGATCTGGCATACGACCTGCAGTCCGAGGTTTTCGACATACGCTCCGACCTCCGAATTCTACACCAGCAAGGCTTGGTCACAGTGGCGGACGGGGTTTGGAGCGTGAGGAATGATTGAATGGGTGTTTGAACGGCCATTAGCCTGCGCAGCCCTGTCCAGTCTGTCCCTGATCGACATGGCGAACTGCATACACGAGAAGCACACGGATTGGTGGATACCGGCAGGCGTTGCCCTGTTCTTCGCAGTATTCGTCAGGCCCAACCAACCACAGCAAAGGTGAGGGCGAGAGGGTGATTGTACCAAACACACATTGGGCGATTGAAGATTGCGACATGGAAGAAGTCCACCCACCACAGGTAACGCTGTTTCAGCCCGCACACAATCGGGTGAGCGAGTTGCTCGGGCCAGATGGTGAACCGCTGATTGTGCCGTATGAGCGCCCAGCTATGGGGTTCGACTTGAGGCCAAGGAGCCAGAGGAAATGAGTAAAGCGCAAAAAAGACGCAACCGGAAAAAGGCGCGCATGGCCCTGCCGGAATTGGCCGGGGTGCCAAAGCGGCAGCAGAAAAAGCGAGGACGGCAGCGCATGGCGCAAATCCAGCACGAGAGCGAACGAGACGCGCAGAAAACAGCCCTTGAGGCGCGGGCACGCATGGTTGGGGCTAAGGACTTGGACGCAATGCGCTCACAGGCGCTAGGAGAGGCCGCTGGGCGGGCCATTTACCTTTTTGCGGACAAGGACGCCGCACAAAGACTTTGGACCGTCTACGCTGGCCTTACAGCGGCAGAGGAAAGGTATGCCAGAACCATTCTAGGTAAAAGCCTGCACGCCAAGTGTGCCAAGATTGAGATTGCCCCCGAACGCTTCGAGGCAAGGCCCGACGATCAGCCGGATCTGCGCAGCGAGGACGAGCGCAACAGGGACACAATCAACGCATGGGCAAGGTGGCGCGGCTATCTCGGGTGCCTGCCGTCCGTCATGCAGAGTGATTTCTGGGCCGTTGCAAGGGGTCGGGTTGAGCCAATCCAGGACGGCGCAATCACTAGTTCAGGGCACAGGTTCTTGGGTGCGCTCACCAAGTTGACGGAATATGTTGACTAACCGGCGGAACATTGTAGTATTCTCGCAAGGCGAGCGTCCGTTTAGATCAACTAAGCGGGCGTTTTTGCATTTCCACCTTGCCCCACACGGCGCAAGACAGCGCGGGTTCCGGCCCGCGTTTTTCACATTCCAAGCACAGGAGGCCGCAATGGCTACTGCACATATCGCATTCGGCGGGGCAATGTCAGCAGGCGCGCCTGTCTACCCTAAAATGCCCCGCGTTGCTGAAACCATCACAACCAGCGCATCCAGCCAGGAAACCACAATCTCGGCCAACCAGGGCGAGTATGCGCACGTTACCGCATCAGGCGGGTCTATCTTCATTGCCATTGGCAGTTCCCCGACCGCAGCAAGCGGTTCCGGGTGGCTCATTTCAGACGGTGAGACAAGAAACTGCGGCGTGCTAAAGGCTGGCGATACCGTGGCTGTCATCGACGCATAACCACACAAGCAGGGAGGTTGCCCCATGAGCGGCGAACCCACGCGATTCAGTCAGAAGCTATTTGACACAATATGCGAGAGAATTGCAGACGGCGAAAGCCTGCGTTCCATCTGCTCCGACGACGATATGCCCAGCAAGGCGGCGGTGTTCAAATGGCTAGCAAAAGACAGCAGTCTTGTTGACCAATACGCGCACGCGAGAGACACACAAGCGGACACTCTTTTTGACGATTGTCTAAGCATTGCCGACCAGTACGACAGCATGACAGAAAAACTTGAAGGCGGCACCGATCACATTCAGCGCGCCAAGCTGCGGATTGATACGCGCAAATGGATGGCCGGGAAACTCCGCCCCAAGAAATACGGGGACAAGATTGCTGTAGGTGGCGATAAGGACATGGACCCGATTCAAACAGAAGAAACAGGAGCGGGCGCGGCCAAAATCCTAGCGGCCCTGGATACGATTGCAGAGCGTAGCGGAACGTCTGGCGACACTGACGCCTGATGAGAGGGCGAAAATCGTCGCGCAGCTTACCGATGCGGAGGCCGAGGTCCTTCTTTGCGATTGGCGCGGTTTCAATGCGCGACCTGCACAAATCGCGCCTGATGGCGATTGGGATATTTGGCTTTTGCTTGCGGGGCGTGGCTTTGGCAAGACAAGAACCGGCGCGGAATGGGTCCGGGAGCAGGTTGAAGCAAACGCGGCGGGGCGGATAGCACTCATTGCGGAAACAGCGGCAGACGCGCGGGATGTTATGGTTGCTGAGTTGCTGCGGATATTCCCGCCCGGTGAAATGCCGCTTTATACCAAGTCAAACCGTTGCGTTGAGTTCAACAACGGGGCAAAGGCTTTCACATATAACGCGGTTGAGCCTGACCAGCTACGCGGCCCGCAACATGACGCGGGATGGCTGGACGAGATCGCCAAGTGGAAATACGCACGGGAAACGTTTGACCAGTTCCAGTTTGGTTTGCGTCTGGGCAAACACCCCCGGCAGGTTATCACAACCACGCCGCGCCCTATCGAGTTGGTGAAGGCCATTGTTGCTGGGCAAGAGGGTAAGGTGCATGTCACGCGTGGATCAACCATGGACAACCGGGCCAACCTTTCTTCGCGGTTTATGGAGCGTATCCAGCAGCGCTACTCAGGAACAAGACTAGGGCGACAGGAACTAAACGCAGAGATACTATCGGATCTTCCCGGCGCTATCTGGGCACAAAGCACAATCGACGCTTACCGGGTGGACAGCGCGCCGGAAATAGGGCGCACGGTAGTTTCCCTGGACCCTGCCGTAACGAACACAGAGGACAGCGACGAACACGGGTTGATTGTTGCGGGCATCGGGCCGGATCAAACGGGTTACGTTCTTGAGGACGCCTCTCTAAGCGGTTCCCCGGCTGAATGGGCAAGGGCGGCGGTCACGAAATACCACGAGTACAACGCGGATGGAATTGTGGTCGAGGTAAACCAAGGCGGCGATATGGTGGCACATACCATCAAGGCAATCGCCCCGAACGCAAATGTAATCGAGGTTCGGGCGTCCAAGGGCAAGCATGTCAGGGCAGAGCCGGTTGCGGCGCTATACGAACAAGGCCGGGTTCGCCATGTCGGGCAATTCCCGGAACTTGAGAACCAAATGACGCAATTCACCAATGAGGGATACCAGGGCGAGGATAGTCCAGACAGGGCCGATGCGCTGGTCTGGGCTTGCTCCGAGTTGTTCCCCGATATGGTTGACACGGTTCCAGATGTTTCCCGGTTCTATGCAACTGGCGGGCGCGGGCGAGGATATTTAGCGACATGAAAAATGACGACCTGCTAAAGCAAGCCAGAACCCGCATGGACGAATGCGTAGAGGCGGAAAAAGATAACCGCCTTGAGGAAATCGACGACCTTGAAAAACTTGTCGGCAAGCAATGGCCGGAGGATATTCGCAGCGAACGTGAGGCGGAAAGCAAGCCATGCCTGACAATCAACCGTTTGCCGCAGTTTGTGCGTCAGGTGACAGGCGACATTCGGAGGCTAAACCCGGCTATCAATGTCCTGCCCGCTGATGGGGAAGCGGCCTCGGACGTGGCGGATATTTACGAGGGGCTTATTCGTCAGATTGAATACAAGAGCGATGCAAGCAGCATCTACGAGCGCGCGGCAGAACAGGCTGCGGCGTCAAGCGCTGGCTATTTCCGGGTTCTAACGGAATATGAGGGCGATGATAGCTTTCTGCAGGAAATCTGCATCAAGGGCATTCGCAACCCGCTGTCCGTTTACTTCGATCCAGAGGCGGAACTTCCCACCCGAGAGGATGCGAACTACGTTTTTCTGACGCAGCAAATGAAGCGGGATGATTTCGAGGCTGCCTATCCCAAGGCCAAGCCGGTTGACGTGGAACACGACGCGGCAACGGACGGGCTTGAGCATTGGCAAGAAAACGACAAGGTTGTTATTGCCGAATACTATTGGAAAGAGCCGGTTAAAAAGGAAATTGTCCAACTTATTGATGGCACGGTAAAGGACGCTGACCAATCTGTTGCCCCCGAGTTCATTGTTGCGCGCCGCGCGGTTGAAACGCACAAGGTCATGTGGGCCAAGATCAGCGGGCATGATGTGCTGGAAGGCCCAACGGAACAGCCTTGCATGTATATCCCCGTTATCGCGGTGATTGGCGAAGAATGGCACGTTGACGACAGGGTGCATCGTTCCAGCGTGATACGCTACGCCAAAGACGCGCAGCAGATGTATAACTATTGGCGTTCGGCGCAGACTGAGTTTGCCGCATTGCAGCCAAAGGCCCCGTATCTGGTGACGGCCAAGCAAATCGCGGGGCTTGAGACATTTTGGAATGAGGCCAACGCCAAGAACCGTCCATACCTGCCATATAACCCAGATGAAAAGGCACCGGGCACACCGCAGCGGGCAACACCGCCCATTTCCTCGCAAGCCATGCTTGAACAAACGATGACGGCAGCGGAGGACATGAAGGCCACGACAGGCATTTATGACAGCGCCTTGGGTTCTGCGTCCAATGAGAAGTCCGGGGTTGCCATTCGTCAGCGGCAGATGGAGAGTGACACCAGTACATCAATCTATTCCGACAACATGGCAAAGGCGATTGCGACTTGCGGGCGCATCCTGGTGGATATGATCCCTAAGATTTACGACACGCAGCGCACCATTCGCACCCTGAGCCGTGATGATGCGGAAAAGATGGTTGATATTAACGGACAGGTTTTGGCGCAGGGCGATGGTGGGCTTGTTCCGGTGCCGGTGAATGACCTGACTGTCGGGAAGTACGATATTCGCGTTTCTGTTGGCCCGAACTACGCAACCAAGCGGCAGGAAACGGCGGAGGGAATGCTTGAATTTATCCGTTCTGTGCCGGGTGCGGCGCAGGTGACGGGTGATTTGATCGCGGATGCGATGGACTGGCCCAACGCGGATAAGTTTGCGGATCGCCTTAAGAAAGCCTTACCGCCCAATATGCGCGATATGGAGGATTTGGAGCCGCAGGAGCAGCAGCAGATGCAAGCGGCCATGGCGCAGCAGCAGCAACAGGAACAGTTGCAGGCACAGGCGCAACAAATCGAGTTCCGCAAGGCAAACGCGGAGGCGACAGAGGCCGAGGCTGACGCTGAAAAGGCGCAGTTTGAGGTCATGAATGAACAGTTGGAATTGGCGGCAAAGAGCGGCCAGCTAAACGCGGCAATCGGACAAATCGTCCAGACCGAGGTTGCCCGTGCCCTTCAAGGGTTAATGCAGCAGGGCAGACCGCCCATTATCTAAGGAAAAACAGAAATGACCGACGAGGTGCAGGCTGTCGAAGAGACGGCCCCGAAAGTCGTGCAAACTGAGGCCGAGCAGGCACCAGCGCCGGAAGCGGCGGAAAGCACAGAAGGGCAGGTAGAAACCCAGCCCGCCGAGGAAGAAAGTTCCGAGGAAAAAAAGAGCGCATCAGCAGCCCGCCGTGAGCGTCGAAAGGCGCAAATGGACAGGCTTAAGGATGAAAAGCACCAAGCCGAGGCCAAGGCCGGGCGCTTGGAGGCTGAACTTCAAAGGCTGAACAGCGTTGATCGACCACAACCCCCGAGGTTGGAGGATTTCGCAGACCATGACGAGTATGTCGCAGCATTGTCAGCCCACAAGGCGACGGAAATGCTGGATCAGCGTCGGGTTTCGGAGTTAGAGCAGGAAGCAGAGCGGCAGCAACGGCACCAGGAGACGATAGCCCAGCGGCAAATTGAGGAAGCCCACAAGAATTGGGTAGCCCAGGCCGAGGAGGCGCGTCACAGGTATGCTGATTTTGATGCTGTAACCGGGGCACCGGATGTCCCGATCACGCAGAACATGGCAACGCTGATTGGTATGTCTGACGTGGGTGCTGACATTGCTTACCACTTGGGGATGAACCCGGATGAGGCGCGCACTTTGGCGCAAATGCCCGTGCCGGAATTAGTTGGGGCCATGAAGGTTATGGAAAGGCTTGTTGCCGTCCAGACGCCGCGCCCCAGAACCCAAACGCAAGCCCCTGAGCCGGTAAAGCCTGTGAAGCCAAAGGCAACCGCGACCAAGAAGGTCGAGGATATGTCGATGGCCGAATACATGGCGGCGCGGAAGGCTGGCAAAATCTAGGAGAGTTGAGCAATGGCTAACACGCTCATCACACCGAGCCTCATCGCAAAGGAAGCGTTGATGCAGCTCGAAAACAACCTGGTTATGGCGAACAACGTCCACCGTGAATACAAGAAGGAGTTCACGGGCGGTCAGGGTTCGACTGTTTCCATTCGTAAGCCGGTGAAATTCGTAACGACTGATGGCGCGACCCGCTCTAATCAGGACGTTGAGGAAAAGACCACCAGCATCACCATCGACCAGCGCAAGCATGTGTCCTGGAAGTTCTCGACGCAGGATCTTACCCTGTCCGTTGAGGAATATTCCGAACGGTACATCAAGCCTGCGGCTATCACGCTGGCGAACACCGTCGATAAGGATCTGGCCGGGCTTTACAAGTATGCCTGGAACAGCCTTGGCACGCCGGGCACCACACCGGATTCGTTTGGCGATATTGCGCTTTCGGCGCAGCGTCTCGACGAGATGGCGGTGCCGAATGACAAGCGTTGCATGATGCTGAATCCGGCGGCGCACTATGCCGTTGCTGGCAATCAGTTGACACTGGATTCGGTTGGCGCAATGGGCAAGTCTGCCTATGAGCGCGCGGCTGTCGGCTATGTTGCGGGCTTTGACACATTCTCGACGCAGAACGTTGTCAACCACACCTGCGGCGTTCATACCACGGGTTCGACCCCGCTGGTTAATGGCGCATCGCAGAACGTGACCTATGCCAACGCGGGCAACGACAATACGCAGTCGCTTGTGACCGATGGTTGGGCCAACTCGACCGCCGTGCTGAAAGCGGGTGACGTGTTTACCATTGCTGGCGTTTATGCCGTTAACCCGGTTCCGGGTGAAGGTTCGACCGGCAAGACCAATATGCCGTATCTGCAGCAGTTCACTGTTACAGCGGACGCCTCGTCGGACGGTTCGGGCAATGCAACCCTGACCATTTCCCCGGCGATCATCACCAGCGGCCCGCAGCAGACCGTTGACGCGGCCCCGGCTGACAATGCGGCGATTACCCTTCTGGGCACCGAAAGCACTGCTTACCCGCAGAATCTCGGCTACCACAAGAACGCATTCGCCCTTGTGACCGTGCCGCTGGAAATGCCCGATGGTGCGGCGTTCAAAGCGCGGGAGAGCCACAACGGCCTGTCGATCCGTGTCGTGAAAGACTACGACATCGACAACGATGAGGACATTATCCGCATGGATATCCTCTACGGCAAGAAGGCCATTTACCCGGATCTCGCTTCGCGCCTCTGGGGTTAATGCAATAAGGGGGCTGTAGCGGCCCCCTTTCCGCATTTGTGGAGAAAACATCATGACTGACGATAAAAAAGGCCCTTGCTGGGGCTATAAGAAAACAAAAGACGGCATTGAGTCGAAGCTGTTCCCAGACGGAAAGCGTCCGAAGGGCTGGGTTGATACCCCGGCGAAACTCAAGGACTGATTACCATGGCTTCGATGCGCGATATTATCATCAGGGCACATATCAAGGTCGGCATTGTCGCGCATGATACCGACTTGACTGCTGATGAAGGGAATGGGGGCCTTGAGGCTCTTAACTCCATGCTTCACGAGTGGTCACTTCGGGGCGTCAATATCAGCCATTCGGACCTTGAGTTGTCCGATACATTCCCCATGGCTGCGGCTTATGAGGATGGCGCGGTTTACATGCTAGCCACGCGCATTGCGCCTGATTACGAGGTTCCTGTGTCGTTTGACGCTGACGATTTCTTTCGGGCGATCCAGGCGGCGTACATGACGATTGACACGGTATCCATGCCGCGCGCCGTAACGGAGGTTCCATCCAAGAAAGAGCGTGACGGGACGCTTGGTTATCAATGGCGGTAGTCGAGTTCCTGGCCCAAAGCAAAGCGACGGAAACGGCAAGGCCGGTGAACACCGCGCGCTTGCTGAACCTGTATCGTGAACCTGTCTCAGAGGGCGGGCTGTCCAGACATATCCTGCGGGCGGTTCCGGGGCAGGTGTTGTTTGTCGATATTGGTGACGTGTTTCTGCGCCAAATGGCTTGGGTTGATAACGTTGTTTACGCGGCAGCGTCCGGTGTTCTCTATGCGATTGCCGATGATGGCACGGCAACCGACATGGGGACAATCAAGGACAGCGCTGAAACCACCATTTCGGGCAATGACGGCTATGTCACGATTTGCGCGGGCGGCAAGTACTATGTTTTGGACGGTGGGACGCTCACAGAGCCGACAGCAGGGGCGTTTAGCGATTTTGGGTCAGTTGATACCCTTGAGAACTTTACCCTGCTGACGGAGCGCAATGGGCGGCGCATTCAGTGGTCTAATGCGGCTGATCCGACAACACTTGACGGGCTATCGTTCGCCACGACGGAAAGCGGGCCAGATAAGAATATTCGCGGGATTTCCCTGAACGGGAATTATTGGGTGTTCAAGGAGCGCTCAACGGAAATCTGGTATGCAACCGGGCTGTCCGATCAGGCGTTCAAGCGGGTTGGCGGCGGTGTTTTGGAGGTCGGACTTAAGGCGTTCAATCTCGTAGCCAAGGGCCGGGATATGATTTTCTTTGTCGGCTCTGACGGCATTGCCTACATGACGACAGGCGCGGGAATGCAGCCGGTTTCGACGCGCGGCGTTGAGGCGGATCTGGCAAGTAAGGACGCCACGCATTGCGGGTATTATGAGACGGAGGGACACAAGTTCTGTGTTATCCGGTTCAGTGATCGACCGGCTTGGGTTTATGACCTTGCCACGGGCGAATGGCACGAGCGGTCAGAGGGCGTCAATCATGGCCCATGGGATGCGGTTGCGGCGGTAAAGAACAACGCGGGCAAATGGCTTGCGGGGGGGTCGTTTGGCAAGGTTTACAGCCTGGACGATGTGCAGACGGACAAGGGCGGCATTCTGTATCGGCGGGCGATCAGCAGCACGCTTCGCATGGAGAGCAAGCGGTTTAACATCCCGGAAATGGAGTTGTTCGGGGCGTTTGGGTACGCGAATGTCACACCGGAAGTTGGGCACTATCTGGGCCTGAGCGGTGGCTATATGGCTTTGGGCGGCGGCTTTGTTGGCTGGGGCACGTCCGGGGATAAAGAGCCGACTGTCATGATTTCTCTATCTGGGGATCAAGGCGCAACTTGGGGTGTGATAAAGGCGAAACCTTTAGGTGCCTTGGGTGATTATGAGCAGCGGGTATTGCTGCGCCGATTGGGCCGGTTTCGGACGGCCACGGTGCGCATGGATATTTCGCACGGCTACGATATTCCGATGTATTCGGACGGATTGTTGAGGGTGTCATGAGCGCAGAAAACCCGGAACCCCTTGTCAAGTACATGACACCTGATGGGCGATTGACGATTGAGGGCATGAAGTACTTTGAAAAGCTGGTTGCGGAGGTTCGGCGGCTGGCGGCAATTGTTGATGCGCTGCCATGAGGGAGGCCACGCTTGACGACATGCCCGACCTGATGCGGTTCGGGCGGGCGTTTCACGAGGCTTCTGGGCAACCCTTTCCTTTTGAGGAAGAAACAACGCGGGCGTTCCTGGCGTCCATTATCGAAAACCCCGCCGGGGTTATCCTGGTAACGGACAGCGGCATGATTGGCGGCATTATCGCCCCGGCATACTGCGCTTCAACGTGGAAAATGGCTGTTGAGTTGTTCTGGTGGGCCGAAAAGGGCGGGATGGTGCTGCTTAAGGCTTTTGAGCAATGGGCTGCAGAGCAGGGCGCGAAAGAGGTGCGCATGACTTCGCTGGCCTCGCTTCCCCGCGCGGATGCAATCTTGAAACGTAAGGGCTTTGCCCCGGCTGAAATCAGCTATCGGAAGGTGATCTAATGGCTATCGGAACAACAGCGGCGCTTATCGGTACCACCGCCCTGAGCTCGGGCGTTAGTGCTATCGCGGCTGACAAGGCGTCGTCTGCACAAGAGGACGTTGCCAATACGCAGGTTGCCCTGCAGCGCGATATTTACGAGGACACAACCGAACGGTTTGCCCCGTATGTACAGGGCGGCTTGGATTTTCAGAACGCCCTGCGGTATGAACTTCTAGGCGGGGAAAGGCCGGTATTCGGTGGCAATCCTTTGGAGGTTAGCGAGTTCACCGAAACCATACCGGGCACGCCTGCAAATCCGAACGTCACGCCGCGTTGGGATGATAGCGACGGGGAATTGCGTCTTGTCGGGGCGGGCACCCCGGCGACAACCCGGACGCGCTATCGCGTTGGCGATCAGGTGTTTGACGACAGGGGCGCGGCTGACGAGTACGCGGCAGCAAACCCGACCGGCGGCTATGAATACCAGGGATTCCAGGAAACGCCGGGTTATCAGTTTGCCTTTGACGAGGGCCAGCGGGCGATTGATACCAGCGCAGCGGCAAGTGGCAATTTGTTCAGCGGCGGAACCCTCAAGGCGCAGCAGCGTTTCGGCACCGGCTTGGCAAACCAGGAATATAACAATTACCTGAACCGCCTGACGGGTGGCGCGGCGTCTGGGCAGGCAGCAGCGGCAAACCAGGCCAATGCGGGCGCGAACTACGGCATTCAGGCGGGCAACGCTTACGCGAACCTTGGGAATGCGCAGGCTGCGGGCGCAATTGGTGTGGGGAATGCCCTGAACACCGGGATAAACAACGCATTTGGGGTGTGGAATTACCAGCAAGGCCAGAAGGGGCAGAACGCACTTGCGCCTAGCCAATCGCTGCGGCCCATGGCGAGGCCGTTCTGATGGACTGGACACCCTATGCAGTTGGCGGCGCTGCTTCCAGGCCGGACAGCTTCACCGGCTTGCGGCCTGAATTTGCCGGCGCTGTTTACCAAATGGTGCAGGACGCCCATGCGGCGGGTATTCCCTTGCAGATTACGTCTGCTTATCGGTCGCCAGAAGTACAGGCGCGGCTCTACGAAAACGCAATTGCAAAATACGGCTCCCCCGAGGCGGCGCGCAAATGGGTTGCCCCGCCGGGGCGTTCTCAGCACAACCACGGCACAGCGGTGGACTTCGCGGTAAACGGTAGCCTGCTGCGGGATGCAAACAGCCCCGAGGCGCAGTGGATCGCGGCCAATGCTGCGCGTTATGGCTTGGATGTGCCGATGGATTGGGAGCCGTGGCAGGTGGAACTGGCAGGCGCACGCGGAAACGCCCTGACAACGCCCGCACAGCCCCAGAACGCCCTTGCAATGGCCGAACCCCCGCAGAACGCCTTACCACGGCTGGAAACGCCACAATTGGACGTGCGGGACTTCCAAACGCCGGTCAATGCCCTGCAGCTTAGGAGATTCACCTAATGCCCTTGAACCCGAATATCATCCTTGCGGGGCGTCAGCCTGATTTGGTCAATACGCTGAACCGTTCCAACATCGCTGCGGCGGGGTCCAATGCGCTGCGCGACGACAACGCATTGCGCCAACTGTATCAAACGCAGGGGGCCGGTATTGCGGCGGGCGATCAGAACGCGCTGAATGCCTTGGCGCAGTTGAACCCGCAGGCGGCTTTGGGCGTGCAGAACACCCGTCAGGTGATGGATGCGCGGCGGCAGACTATGGCGGCAACAAAGCAGCGCATGGACATGCTGAACGCAGGCGAACAGCGGGCAATTCGGGAACACATAATGAATCTTTCCGCAGCCGAACGGCAGCAGGAAGCGGCGCAGATTGAGCAAGGATTGATGCGCGGTATCCAAGCGTATCAGGCCGGGGATTTGAATGGGCTGAATGCTCTGTTGCAGAGCGCTGAAATCCCCCCGTTGGCAAGGCTTGAGGACTTCCCGGCGTTGGCCGCGCGCTACAAGGGTGTTTTTGACGCGCTTGTTGAGTTGAAGGACTTTGAGGCACCGAACAAACCGGCGGATGAATATGGGCGATATGTTGCCGAAGAAAAGGCAGCGGGGCGTCAGCCTTTGAGTCGGATTGAGTATGCGCAGGCGAAGAAAGGCAAGGGTACCATTGTATATGACCCGCAAACAGGCAGGCCACTGGTTTCCATTGGTGGCGGCAATGATGACCCAACAGATGTAACAAGCCCGTCTAGTCCAGCGGCAATGATTGCCAGCATTGACGGCATTCTAAACGACCCTGCGCTTGATTATTCGACGGGCATTCTCTCCCCGTTGCAAAACATCCCCGGCACGCCGCAAAAGCGGTTTGGCGCGCGCGCGCAGCAGCTTGAAGGTCAGGCATTCCTGCAGGCGTTTGAAAGCCTCAAGGGTGGCGGTCATATCACTGAGATTGAAGGCCAGAAAGCGACGCAGGCAATCGGGCGGCTTGATACTGCACAAAGCGCGGATGATTACCGGGCGGCACTTACTGAACTGCGGGACATTCTGCAATTGGGCATTCAGCGGCAATCTGGCGGGGTAACTGCCCCCGCGCCGGAACCTACCCCTGCCGAGGTTCCTGATCCAAGTTCGCAGTTTCAGTTTGAGACGCCGGAGCAGAAGGCTCTGTTTGAGAAATACTCGCAATAGCGGCCTTCTCCCAGCGCCGGATAATCCAGGTCATGTAAATGACAAAGGCAATGGGCCAGATGCTCGGTGTCCACCACAGGTCGCCTAGAACGTAAACGGCGACACCAACCCAAGCGGATAAAAGCGACCACGCAATCAGCATGGCGGTTTTGTGCGGCGTCCATCGAATGTGCATCCTTCTAATAAGGGCAACCCATGGCAAGTTTTCAAGAGTTAATGCGTGCTGCGGTAAATGCCGAGAACGCAGGCGACCAAAATGCCGCGCAACAGTTGGTGCAAATGGCGCAATCCATAGGCCAGCAAGCCCCGGCAAGTCAGGACGTTGCGGGAACAGGGGCGCTTGCGCCAAGGGCATATGACCCGGAAAGCAATGTTGAAACGCCGAAAGTCGATTCCTTTGGGCCAACAATTGCGGCGGCAACAAAAGGGCCAAGCCAATCCACGGTCCACCATGCGAAAAACTTCATGGACCCGGAGCGGTCTATTCCGCAGCGTGCAGGGGATGCGGCGATGACTGCGCTTTCTGCGGCTGGCACGACATACGCCTTTGGCGCTGGATTGGTCGGGGAAATGCTAGGCGGAAGTCCGACGCAGGAAAAGAAACTTGCCCGTGATCTGATGATGATGGGGGAAGTTTCGGTCCCTGAACTGGCCGGTGTGTCCAGTACCGTTGCGGCGGCAAATCGTGCCGCCAAGAGCGCGACCAAACTCAGCAAGGTTCCAACTGAGGTTCAGCGCACAGCGCGGGCGGCGGATGATCTGGGCATTACCCCGTCATTGGGCGCGGGAGGCAAGATTCGGGGTCAAGTTGCGGCGGGCTTGGAAAAGGTGCCATTTGCCGGGAACACAGTTGCCAAGGACGCGACACGGTTTGTTGATGAAATCGAAACAACATTTAACAATATTGTGTCGGGCGTTGGTGAGGTTCGCGGCGCTGCTGGTGCGGGTGAGGCCCTGCAAACCGGGCTGAACAAGTTTGTAAAGCAATTCAAGGATAAGGCTGACGACCTCTACAATGCAGTCGGGCGGCACATCCCGCGTGACACGCTGGTGCAAGCCCCGGCGACCCGGCAGATGATTGCCGATGCACTTGAGCCGTTTGCGGATAAGCCCGCGATCCGCGCGCGCCTTGGCTTGGATAAATGGGCGGCGATTGCTGACGATTTAGAGGGCGGCTTGTCATGGGAGGCCGCAACGCAACTACGCAGCGACCTCGGGAAAGCAATCGGCAAGATTCAAGGGCCTTTGGCGGATATGGACCAAGGGCGTCTTAAGCAAGCCTTTGGGCAGTTGACGTCTGACCTTGAGGCGGCGGCTAAGGCGGCAGGGCCGGAGGCTGAAAAGGCATGGATGCGCGCAAATCGTTACTACAAGCGCGGCGGACAGCGTATCAGCGATGCGCTTGACCAGACAATCAATGCTAAAAGTCCTGAACGTGCCTTTGAGGCGTTTGCGAACATGGCGAAAGAGGGCCGCGCGTCTGCCGATATAAACCGAATGTTCAAGATCAAATCCTCCATGCCAAAAGAGGAATGGAGCGAGGTTTCAGCGTCCATCATTGACCGGCTGGGGAAAGCTCGCCCAGGGCAGCAAAACGCGGCTGGTGATGCATTCTCAGCAAGTACGTTTCTGACGGAATGGAACAAACTGACGCCAGAGGCCAAGAGCATTCTCTTGCCTAAAAACGCAAGGCAGCAGTTGAACAAACTTGCCGAGGTTGCCGAGGGTGCGAAGCGGGCGGGTGCGGAGCGGAATTTCTCGAACACAGGCACCACCCTGGCGCAAACGGCAGTTGGCGCGGGTGCTGTCATGGACCCGGTTGTAACGGGTTCGGCATTGCTTGGCGCAAATGTCAGCGCAAAGGCCATGACATCAACGCGGTTCTTGTCAGCCCTGAACAAATACGCGCGCGGCGACACGCGGGCACTTCGCAACATCGCTAAGGGTAATGACCCGCTTGCGATTGAGGCGCGAACCATTCTGCGCATGTCGGCAGCAGACGCCGCGCAGGCCACAGGGGCGGCAAATACCGACCCGTCACCTCTAGCAGTTGGTAGGTAAATCACATGGCTGAACAGGCAAGCAGAATAACGCCGGAACAGGTGTTGGACAGCAACGGCGATCCGGTATCCGGCGCGCTGGCATATTTCTACATCACGGGCACAACCACGCTTGAAACGGTTTATACCGACAGCACGCTAACCACGGCGCACCCCTCGCCCCTGGTGGCGGATGCGGGCGGGTTCTTTGCGGAGGTTTACCACGCCGCAGATCATGGGATTAAGGTCGTTGTGACGGACAGCCTCGGCGGTTCGCTTTACACGCTGGACCCCATCCCCATGACGGCGAGTTTGGCGGCAGCAAGCGGGATTACGTTTAGCCCGGTGGCGGGCAATACCGCGACGGACGTGCAGCAGGCGATTGAAAACAACACGGACGCGGCGGCTGAAAACAGCGATGCGCGCGACAATCAGAACACGATTATCGACACGGCGGGCAGCGGGAATGCCTACACGGCTTCCGCCAATACTACAATCACCGCCTATGAAGCGGGGCAACTGTTCTTCATTCGGTTTGATCGGGCCAATACTGGATCAGCGACATTGGACATTGATAGCCTCGGGGCTGTGAACCTTCGGAAAACCAACAATTCCGGCGGTTACTCGAATTTAACTGCTGACGATATTCTGGATTACGAGGTTTACCGGGTTTTGTATGACGGCACCCGGTTTGTCTTGTTGGATGAGCGGGCCACGAATGACCGCAAGGGCGTTGTGCGCAAATCCACCAATGCGGAAAACATCGCGGGCACCGAGGACAAGGCGTATCCGTCCGTTTTGGGCGTCACGACCATTATCGACAACCACATGCGGGCCTGGGCCTATGAAAGTGGTGAACAAACCATTACGGCAAGTTCTACGCTCTCCCTGGCTCACGGCTTGGGCGCGGCCCCATCCAGGATCGTGTTTAAGCTTCGCTGCAAGACAGCGGAACACAATTGGGCCGTTGGGGATGAGATTATCCTAAGCAGCGGTTTGGATGACGTGGGGGCTGCAGCGCGTGGATTGGTGGCCTATGTGGACAGCGGCGACACGACAAACCTCAAAATCATCTATCCTGACTTTTTGATTGTTCAGGACAAATCGACATATGCGCGGGCGTCTTTGACTGTCGGCAACTGGCGGCTTCTCGTGTTTGCAAATCTTTGAGGTTTAGAGAATGAGTGACTTTAGGCTGCAAAGAAAACGGCTTGCTGACGCTGATGTAACGGACACGGCCTCCATCGAGGCAGGCGACAGGGTTCCGCTTGAGCGGGACGGCGAGACTATCGCTTGGAACCCGTCGTCTCTAACCGGCGTCAATGTTGCAACGACATTTGACAACGTGGCGGCAATGGTTGCCGATGACGCTTTGTCAGTTGGGCAGTATGTCAGCACGCGCGGCCACACCAACCCCGGCGATCACGGCGGCGGCTTGTACCAGATTGTTGCGGCGGGCACCGGCACGGATGACGGCGGCGAATACCACGACTTGACGGGCATTACCGGGCAGGCGCAGCTTTTGCACTATGGCTCAATCTATGCGGAGCAATTCGGGGCCGTTGATGGCGTTGAGGCGTCGGCGGAAATCCAGGCGGCATGGGATGCGCTGTTCAACTGGCAGGCCGCACAGGCGGCAAATACGCACACCTACCTGTTTCACAAGTCCCGCGTGACCATTCAAAACCAAGTCGAGTTCAAAGACCCGGCGGGCGCAACCACGGATTTCATGCACTTTGATCTGTCAGGCGCATCATGGACGGCAACAACCGGCGGGGATCTGTCCACCACCACGGCCATACTCAAGGTGCGGGCAACCAATGCAAACCAGACGTTCGGGTATCTCAACGGCAACAAGGCGGTTGCGTGTCTGGATCTGTACGGCGTTACCGGTTCGCGGGCATGGTTTCCTGAGTGCCGGAACTTCAAAGGCTACGGGATCAGGGTTCGCGGGTCGGCTGGGTCGTTTGTTCTCTACAACCCGATTTGCACCGAATACAGCCAATCAGACGCGGAATATCCGACCAGGGGCAACTATTCGGCGGACGGGATCTCGGTCGAGACAGGCGATTGGAACTGCTACAATGCGAATGTTCTGTTCTGCAATCGGTGCGTTTATTTGGGTGCTGACGCGGTTCAGGTGCATTTCGTTGGGGCGCATTTGGTAAACGGGAACGCGGATTACCCAACCACGGCGGCTTGGACTGATCCTATCCTGGTGGAGAACGACGCCACCCGAGAAAACCACTTTGACGACTGCTATTTTGACAACGGCCTGATTGAGGACAACACAACCACGCTGCACATCAACGGCGGGCACTATGTCAACAACGGCGCGGCAACGCTGACGGAACCAAAGATCCGGCTGAATGCGTCGTCTGTCGGGCAAACCAGTGCCCCGGACTTGCGGGTAACGGATCTTGGCGGGCTGGCCTCCATGGGGTTCATAGACACCGGCGGCAATACGTGGTCGGGAGACTTGTCTGGGCTGGCGGGGCTTTACTCCGGCATGTCGGACGAGAACAAGACGGTGCAGGCCGTGCAGACGGAATACAACCTGTTTGCGAATGAAGGCGATGACGTTCAGATCAATTACAAAATCGGCGGAACATTCACCTACACATGGCAAATCGGCTCCGACGCTTTCACGTTTGACATAGATCCGACCAATGACACGGCTTATTTCAGCGGGGAACTTGGTGCGCGCTGGCTCAAGGTGCGCGATTGGGTGACAGGCTTTGGCGGGGATGAACTGACGATTTCCAGCGGTTCGATCACGCCCAACCAGGACTTCCACCGGGTTGATACGGAGTCGGATGCGTCCTCTGATGATCTGGACACCATCGACGATACAAACGCCCATGCCGGGGCTTGGCTGACGCTCTGCCCGGCAAGTAACGCGCGGACGGTGGTTATCAAGAATGACACCGGGAATATCAAATGCGGCTCTGACCTGACATTGGACAGCCTGCACGACACTGCGACATTCCGCTATTACAGCGGCAATTGGCGGCTGGTTTCACACAGCAACAACGCATAAGCAACACGGCCTTTGGGCCTGAGCGCACCCGAGCGCGGCGGCAGGGCAAGTCCCGAACAAGAACAATCCGCGCGGCTGACCACTCACAGTCACTGTTTAGGGCAATCACATGACCGAAGAAGAACACAACCTCATTCGTGAGGTCCATGAATTTTGGTTCAAGCCTCCGATTGAGGGCAAGCCAAACAGGGCAGCGCAGATTGACGAGGTTTTGGGCGCAGTCAGGGCAGGGAAGATTGGAACCCGGCTGTTGCTCTGGGCTGCGGGCATTATCGCGGCTTTTGGTGTGATCTGGTCGAATACGAATGGAAGTGGCCAATGAGAAATGTTGTCCGGTTCATAGACTTCGCAAGCATTGCCCTCGTGGCGTGGATCTTCATGGTCCTCATACCCTTGCAGTGGTTCTGGTTCGATCCTGGCGAAGTGGTGATTTCAAACACTACCGTTGCCGCGCCGCCGAAGGTTTCATTCACCCGCACAATCCAGCGCCGGGTGCTTATGACGTATCAGGTTGTCGTTCGGGACATTGAGAAAAACCGGGTTATTTGCGACCCGTCCAGTGAGGCGTTTTCTTACAGCCCAACCGCGCAAATGCCTGACGACGCGGATCTTGTCTGGTGGACGGGCGGTGATGATCGTTGCTGGCCGCAAGAACCGGGAACCTATGTCGCGGAGACATGCTGGACGGCTGTTTCGCTGTTTTTCGGCATGGTGCCAGATAAGACAGTTTGCCGCCTGAGCAACCCCTTTACCGTCGCTGGAATTAGCCGCGAAGAGGCTGCTGAGACGGTTGAGCAAACGCGCGGTCTGAAACTGCAGGTCGAGGAAATCCAGCGGGAACAGGAAGTAATTCAGCGGCAGTTGCAAAGCCTGGAGGCGAGTGAATGAGTTACAAACCAGACAGCGCAGTGACCACAATCGTAATCCATTATTCTGCGACCCCGATTGAACGGGATTACACCGCAGCCGACATTGACCAGATGCACCGCGCGCGGGGCTTCAAGGAAATCGGCTATCACTTTTTTATCCGCAAGGACGGCACCGTTGAGGCGGGGCGGGATATGTCGCAGCCGGGACGGTTTGAAGTTGGCGCGCACTCCAAGGGTGAAAACTCTAGCAGCATTGGCGTTTGCTTTGAGGGCGGCGTTAGGGCGTCTGCCCCGAATGTCGGCTTTGACAGTCGCACCCATGCGCAGAAAACCGCAATGATTGCGCTTATCATTTCTCTGCAGGAGCGCTTTCCCGGCGCTGTTGTGAAGGGACACCGGGATATGCCGGGGGCGGCAACGCAATGCCCCGGCTTCAATGCGGGTGCGTGGTGGGATGAGGTATCAGCCAAGCGCGTGGCTGAAATGAACGTTGTTCCTGACGCGTCCAAGGGGCGCAAATCGCTGGCGCAGTCCAGCACCATGCAGGCAAGCGCTTTTGGGGGCGTAGGGGCCGTCACAGGCGGCGTAACGGCTATCCAGAACCTTGAGGGCCGCAATCAGACAATCGCCATTGTCGCGCTTGTTGTGGTGACGCTGGCGTTGCTCTGGATTTGCAAGGAACGGGTTCGGTATTGGGTTGGAGGATTGAAATGACACTCAAAGGCAACCGCACGCGCATTGTCGCGGCCCTCAGCATGATTATTCCCGTCCTGCAATCGACGGGGTTCGTGGCGCTCATTCCGGCTGAATACCAGCTTGTTTATGCAATCTTTCTGGCTGGCCTGATGATTTACATGCGGCAAATCACGGACACGGCACCCGGACAGGCGAAGTGACCAAATACGCTCTCATAGCGGGCCTAGTAGCTTGTCTGGGGCTTGGGGGTGCCGCGTGGTGGTTTCAAGCCTCTGCGGCGCGTCTGAGGGCCGAGAACAAGGTTCTAAGCGCAAGGCTGTTTGCATGTGATGCGCGCTCGGCAAATTTGGAAGAGGATAAGAAAAGCGATGCGACTGTTAACGATCCTTCTGAGTTTGACGTTCCCGATCATTGGTTGCGCCCCGAAGGTGCTGCCCCCAACTGAGGCGGCGTTCTGCGATGTGGAAGAACCTCGCAGGTTTTCACAAGCCGAGATTGATTGGCGCGCTGCAAATGCGCCTTGGAACCTTGCACGGGATTACCGCACAAACCTTACATGGGACCGGGAATGCGCGGAAGCATAACGGCCACGAAACCCGCCTTGACCGGCTGACATACCAGCTCCGCTGCGCTGACGTGCTGATCGGCTGGGCGGCAATCCTGGCCTTTCTGGCGCTGATATTCGCCGCCGGGTTTGCGACGGCAACAATACTACAATGAGGTGACGAAATGACTGCACTTGGCCTTGGCCTCGGCCTTCCCTTTTTGCGTGGCAATACATGGACCCCCGCCGACTGGGCCAAGTCCGGCACTGCCCCGTTTTGGGACATCTACGGCACTAACTGGCAAGACGTGACGGGCACCACGCCAGCCGAGGACGTGACCGACAGCCTTGCGCTGATGATCGACGGCGGGAAGGTGAAGCTGGGGCCTGACCTCAATCTCGGCACTGCAACAGAAAGTGGCTCTTGGACAGAGAGTGGCGGTGTTGTCACCGCGCCGGGCTCGTCTGGATCAGACAACGTATCATTTGATTTGTCGGAGGCAACGGAACCGAACGCCCATTATCTTGTTGATATTCCCAACACCATGCCTGCCAGCGGTTTCTACGTTGATTTTGGCGGCGGGACAGGATCGCAGGTCGGAACACTTAGCTCGACCACAACGTCTCTGATTTTGACATGCACATCGGCTGGAACTGTTCTGCGGGTTGGTCGTTGGGCCGGTTCGCCTTCGGGCACGATTGGGCCAATCACTGTCAAGAAGATCATCGGCTACCACGCATCTCAAGCTGTCACCGCCCAGCAGCCCATGATCGACGAGATCGACGTTGACGGGTTCACCCACCGCTACGCCTACCACGACCTTGACGACAGCCTGACCGCTACCCTGCCTGACATGGGCACACAGGCGGTTGTCTGGTCTGCTGACATTGCCGGGATCACCATTGAACCAGAGGCCACCATTGGCGCGGGTTCCTATGAACTGCTGGCTGACAAGTCCATTCAAGGCGTCAAGGCCGGGGGTATGACGGTTGCGGAGAAATCGCAGCTTATCACCTACCTGCAGCGGAACCACACCCCGGCACGCTATGCGACTGTCAGGGATGCCATGGACGCGGCAATGCTCAATGCCGTTGATGCGGTGATCTATGACCGGGCCAATGACAGCACGCCGGGAACAGATATTTGGGTGGTGATTGCAGAGGCCGCGGCGGTCAAAATCTATGACGGATCAGACCCGTCACTGCCACTTGACAAGACTTATGATTTCACCGGCTACACGGTGTCGAGCGTGTTTGCCTCTGAGCAGTACATCATCGTCGGGACAAACCTTGGCGTGGCCAAGCTGGATCTGGTCAACGACACGGCGGTCAGCATCGAGTACAGCACCGCAACCAGCCCGGCCATTGTGAACAACGCGGTCAATGATGTTGCTGCAACTGTTCTGGCAGGGGCCGGAACGGACGGAACCACGGGCCTCAATGTGCCAACCATAGCCGTCGCCACAGACGGGTCAGGCACCTACTCCACTTCCGTCATTCAGGACGATGGAACGGTTTACGATGTGGCCGACGACAGCACCGGAACAGCCGCCAGCGTGGATATATCCAGCGAGGGGGAATTGGTTGTCGTGCGCTCTGACGGTGCGGTCTATGTTTGGGATGATGTTGGGGCGATTGCCGCAGATGGCACGGCACCCGATAGCACCCTGACCGGGCTGCTTGGTACGGTGTCGATGGTTGAGGCGGGTGATGACTTTGCCTTTGGGTCTACGGCTGGCCTGACCCTTGTGGATGGGACAAGAAAAGCATTCATAACGGACGCATATGCAACGGGTTGGATGGAAGGCGATTGCGAACTTTGTCTGTGCGACGGTCTGACGGATCGCAGTGGGACAGGAACGGTTGTCACTGACAACGGTGCGGCGGTCATTGCCGAGATTTCAGACGGGGCGGAACAGCAGAAAATCACTGCGTCGGGTGGGTCGATCACTGCGCCTGTGACCACAGGCGGTGCCATCTATGGATGGGAGGAAATCGCCGGGACGCTGTACTATCGGGATAATTCTGGCTGGGTCGGCGTGTCTGAAAATGGCGGCACCCTGACCATCGCAGACGGAACCACGGTGGCTATGCTGAAGTACACCAATGGTGCAGGTCCAAGCGCCGCCCAATACACCGCGTCTGAAACGGATGAAACGCCGATCACAACCGACAAATCCGCCTGTTTGCTGAATGGGGCAACAGCGGTGGTCAAAGCGATTGCTGACGATAGCGGGTTGAACCTTCGCCACGTAGGCCAGAGCGACGGGATTAGCGTGTTCAAGGGGCTGGAACGGGTGACGCAGAACAGCCAAGCGGTGACAACCACAATGGACGCCCACTCAGGAATGGTGGCCAGCAAGTAGGAGGTCTGAAACATGGCGAAGAAACCCAAGGTGGCGGCGAAGGTCAAAGGCCCCAAGAAACCCAAAATCCGGCCTGACAAAAAGCCGAAACTGGTTGGCAAGCGTCAACCACCGAAGAAACCTGAACAGATCGCCATCCTCAAGAAGGTCAAGCGCAAAACGGAGAAACCTGATATGAGCAACAACGCATTAAACGTCACCGTCGCGTGTCCGATTGGGATGGTGGATGAAGGGAACCAGTTTGCTCTGACTGTCGGTTATACCGAGGCAGATGTGAACACCTTTGGCGAACACAACCGTATGACGATCGGCGGGAATGACTACTATGTCGCCAACCTCAACGCCCGTGCAACCTTCATGTATGCGCCGCACGCGGATCTGACCGATGATGCGAAAGAAAAGGGTGCGGATCTGACCAAGGCCAACGCCGCACAGGCTGCGCTTGTCGTATGGGGTGGTGACGGGGAAATCCCCGCACCAGCACCGGACGCGATCACCGTCATTGTCCAGCCGATTTACCCCGGTGCTGGTTCCGCAGCTATCGCAATGATGGAAGCGGCGTGACCCGCCTTATCGCCTTTCTCTGCCTTCTCTGCAGCCCCGCCTATGGGGCCAACTGCGCCGCGCGTCCTGTGGTGGTCGAGCGGCTTGAAAACATATTTCATGAACGCCTTGAGGTTGGCGGATTGCAGAAAGCCAACGGTAAACAGTCCATCATGGAAATCTGGGCCAGCGATGAAACCGGCACATATACCGTGATACTGACAGACGTGAACGGCCTGAGTTGCATTGTGGCGGCGGGGACAGCGTTTTTCAAGGCAAAGGCGGAACCGCCGGGGGTGCCGGGATAGTTTTCGTTACGCGTAAACAATTCAACCGAATCTAAACGCCCTGAACGTGAACAAAACGCGGTATATAAGGGGTTTGAAGCGTGAACAAACGGTAGCCAACTGCCTTCCTTGTGCAGCCCGTTGAGAATGATCGGATGCCGGTATCTGCGATGTACCATTGGGCGCGGTGTTTGTGTCTGTGGAGGCGGGGGCCTTTGGCTGGTCTTGGCATTTGGCAATCAACTCCCCGATTCTGTCGAAGTCTATTCTGACAGCGCGCCCCATGCGAACTATGAAGCCGTGCTGTTCCGCAGCGGCACGCAGGCTTGCGGCAGGAACCCCAAGCATCGCGGCGGCTTCACTGATTTGCAAGAGATTGGGCGCGGCTGGCATTTACTCGGCCTCCCCCTCTCGCGCGATCAGGGCGCGGCGTGGTTCGCTTGCGAAGCCAAACAGGGCCGCTCTTGCTTTGCGCATGATTTTGTTTTTGACGCGAATACGTTTGACGACTTCGGCCTTGCCGCAGGAATAACTTAGACCGTCTTGCTTGCAGTCTGGATCGGCGGCGAGTTTACCGACTGGTTTCACGAGGTAGACAGCCCCTCGCCCTGATGGATGGCCAGCCGCAAACAGCATTGCAGCCTGAATGTCTGTGGTGACATAGACCTGCGACGGATCGCAAACCATTGAGGCACCGTATAGCGCTGTTGATCGAACGCCGGTCGTGCAGGGCGGCAGGATATGTTGACCGGGCAAGCGATCAGGAACGCCGCCGTGGAAGAATGGGCCTTTTGTTGCCAGTTCTTGCAGTGGTGTCATTCCGTATCGCCCCCCTCTGCCATAGCGCGGAGCCAGTCTGACATGCCTTGATAGATTGTTTTGTCGTAACGCAGAGCTTTGCAAAATGCGTCCCATGCAGGCTTGAAGTCAGTTTCGCAGTCCTCACTGGTGAATGTATCCAGCAACACCCGCGCCGCCTCCGCAACAGTCACCGGGCGCTGTAGAAGAGCCACTCCCTCAGCCAGTTCCTGTGGATTTGCGCCACGCTGATGGAGCATCATGCAGAAGTTGGCGATGTCCTCGAACGTGCCGTCATTTCCTTTAGGAAGGTGCTCATATAGTAACTCTACAAGATACGAAGTTGCACACTGGTACGGGTCGTCCCAGCCGCTGCGTCCCTTGTGTTCTCTGGCGTGTTGCAGCTTTGCCTTCATCGCATCTGCGAAACGATCAACGGCCTGATCGTCAGGGTGGGTGTCAGTCACCGGGCGCTGGTCGAGGGCGCTGAGAATGCGACGTTCATAGTCGGCTTGGGCGACAGCTTGGACTTCCTCCGGTTCGAGGTAGTCGCTGACAATCTCGATAGCCCAACGGGTGCAGTCTGCATCGTCCGTAAGGTGAAGAAAGCAAAACATTCTCCCTCCTGCACTATCCTCATCGACACTGATTGAGTAGGTGCCGATGGAAGTTTTGGCTTGGCAGACAAGACCGTATTCAGTTGGCCATTCCCACTCCAACGCCTTCACCGTCACCTGCTGCGGCGTGCGCTGATCGAATTTGGGCTGCAGGGCGTTGTAAGTCTCACGGAGTCCCATGGTTTTCCTCCCGGATTGAGATCTGCACGTTCGGCATCCTGACCTCGCAGTTGCCGCATTTGACGAAAGTTTTCAGCGTGCTCATGTCCCAGACGATCTTCATGTGCGTGGAGCCGCAGTCGCAGGTGAACAGGCCGTTGCAGGGTGGGGTGCTCATGCCGCCTCTCCCATGTCTGCGATGTTGCAAAGGTGCGGTCGGAAGGTGATGGCCACGACCCACGGGTTGTCATACCACGGGGCGCGGTGGGCGTTCAGGCTGTCCCAGAGGTCGCGGAATGTGGCGCGGGATTCCCAGCACCCTTTGCGATAGCAGGCGGACTGGTTCATCACCGCGCACGTTTCGCATTCGACACCCTCTGCGATGGTGTCCGGGCCGCTGATATCCTGCAGCCGCTCAACCCGCACGTCGGTCACGTCCAGCGTGATCCGGCTGTCGCTCTTGAACATGAACCTGCTGGGCCGAGCATACCAGCCAGTCACGTTATCGAGGCTGGACGGGCGCACCAAGCCGGGATCAAGGTCAAACAGAACATCGGACGACTGAACGCGCACGAACCGCCTCTCAGGCTTTCCGGTCTTTGTTAGATCACCCGTCAGATCCCAATGGCCGTGGGCGAAATGGGCTTCTTTCACCCAGAGTCGGTCGCCGGGGGTGTAGGGCAATGCGCCGATGTGCCTGTTGTATCCACCGTCAGGTCCGTCTGTTCGTTGCCTCGCCCAAAGGCCACCGGGTGCCCAATTGCCAGTCGCTCCAATTGGTGGGTGCCACGCCAAAACTTCATCTGCGTCGATTGGGGGTGCCAGTTTCTCCGGCAGCCGCCGCCGCGTTTGGGTCTTCCCGGTTCCGGGATTCTGGATCTCACGCAGAATGGCGTTGACCATAGGGGCTGAAAAAAGGATCGGGCGGTCAGTCATTGACCTTTTCCTTCCGTGCTTTAGGCCGCAGCGATTTGGCGGGTGCATAGCGGGGCACCTCCACGCACTTATCGGGCGGCAGTTGCTTTAACTCAGCGTAGGCATGGCACTCGGCCAGGGTGCTGAAACCTATGGCGAGGGCAAAGGCGGGGATCATGACCGGCGTGTCCCTGTTGGTAGGCCAGCACGCTCGTATCTCTTCACAATGTCAGATCCGAACGCCTTGAACTCAGCGTGAGCGTCCATTGCCTCCCGATCATCGCAACCAAAGCCGTGGTAAAAGCCGACGCTGGCCCCGGCGAAATATGCGTCTTCGATTTCAAGGCGCTGTCTATCGGGCAATTCGCTTGGGTCTTGGTGCCCGTATTGTGCGGCCACAAAGGAGCGGAACCGCTCATAGAAAAACTTCTCGCTCACAAGTTCGACTCCATCTGAGAAACAGCGCGGCGCAACAGTCCGCCTTTTTCAACGTGGTCGAGCTTCCAGCCTGTGAGCGCTGCTTTCTCTGGTTCTGTCGGCTTGTACCATTCAACACGCGCCGGTTTGTCCGCGAGAATGTTCTGAGGGACATTGTAGAAAAGGCTTGAACCCATACCGGATTTGCAGAACGGGCACTTATCCATGAACGGCGTAACGCCTGCATCCATATCGGCAGACACCCAACCCGCGCCGCAACCGTCGCAAAGGTAAACGTTCTTTCTTAGTGGCTTGGGGTCGTTTCGTTCGTCACTCATTGCTCTTTCCTCTCTCTTAACCAGTTGAAAAACCTGCGCCCGCCGGGCTGTGAAAGTGGCGCTTTCTGGTAGCTATCCCGGCAGTCAAAACCTTGTTCCGTTGATTTTGTGGCACCATTGCCGCGCAGGTTGTTGAACGGGTCATGCGTTTGTCCTGAGCCAGTCGCCGATTGCCTTCTGAACTTCACTTGCGGCAACGTTTCGGCTGACAGTTTCGCGGTAAATGGCGGCAGCTATTTCGTGGTCCGACATTCCGTCCAATGAACCCCTGAAGCCAACTGCGCCTGCGATTTGGCAAAGCCAAGTGTGCAGGTCGGATCGGCTCTCCTCGGCCTGACAATGCGGACAAGTGGTCATTTCCTCTCCACAGTCGGGGCATGACGGGATGATGCAAAACGACATATTTTATCTCTCCAATTTGTCCTGTGTGGCTGCGATGTATTCCCGGTCTGAGCCGTAGTGATCGACCCACAATGCTCGGTCGCGGTGAATCGCAATCTTGCTTGTGTCGAAGTCGCCCTGGTGATGACCCTCACACAAAGGAATGGCCTCGCGGTCTGGCACCTTTTCAAAGCTGTGCCGGTCGCAAATCGGGTGGTGTGCTGCTGTCGGGCTGGTCTGTTGAAACCCGAACCCTCCGCAGATGCAGCAGGGAAGGCCGCGAACAGCGCGGAGATACGCTGGGTCTTTCTGGGCCTTGCCTGCCTTTTGAAAGGGCGGGCGCATTGGGGCGATCCGTGTCATGAAAACTCCAACATAGCCTGCACGGCGCGTTCCATGTCCGCCGTTTTCCACTTGTCCAGGAAGCGTTGCAGGATAACGTCCAAAACAGCGCTGTAGAGGGATTCAAACTCGGCCTCGTCCATTTTCCCAAACTTGATTGATTTGGCCTTTGCGCGGGGCTGTCCTTCGGGTGTTGCCCCCATTTCAAAGAACCCTGCCTTAACCGTCACGTATTCGCGGAATTGTTCAAACGTGCATTGCGCGGGGCCGTGCTGCGTTTCGATTGTTGGCCAATCGTAGTTGTCATAGGCGACGTGCAGCATGGCGAAGAATTTGCGGTGGAACTTGGCATTCCGGGGGACAGTGACTTTCGCCACAACCCGAACCCCGTGCCGCAGCTTTTCAAACCATGCCTTCCCGGCCTCGTCGGTCGGAATCAGGCCCGCGCTGGACTTTATGAACGCCAGTTCGGCCATTAGATCAGCACGCAGGGGCAAACGGGATTTCCGAGTCGAGGTCGTCACCCGGACGGCCCCCACCGCCGTATCCCTCGGGCGATTGGTGTCCGTCATTGCTCTGCTGGCGATCCTGGCCACCGCCCAACAGCGTGATTTGGTCAACGTTGCATTGAAGGTAAACCTTGCCGTTGTGTTCGCGCGCGCCGGGGCGTCCGGTGATCGACACGCGGGAACCTTTGGTCAGGTATGGCCCCAACCCCTCGCCACGCTTGCCCCAGAGTGAGCAATCAAACCACGTCGCGTCACGCTTGTTCCCCTGCTTGTTCTTGCCGTTGTCTACGGCCACAGAGAACCCGGCCACTGCGTCCCCGCCTTGAGTGCGACGGATTTCGGCGTCACGACCTATCACGCCTGAGATAACGAGCATTTGCATTAAAACGCTTCCTTTTCTTCCCAGACGCGGACGCCTTCGATTGTCATTTTCTTGTGATTGCTGGCGACAAACGCCTCAATGAATTGGGTCAGGGCGTCCCGGTGGTTTTTGGCAATGTCATGCAGGGCGGCTTTGTGGTCGGTAATCTCGTACCGCGTGACCTTGCGCATTCCCTTGACGGTTTCCTTGCCAGCGGCTTGCGCTGCCTTTTGGGCGTCAACTGCGGCCTGCTTTGCGGCGGCTGCTTCGCGCTGCGCCTCAATGTCGGCTGATGCGGCGTTGGCTGCTGCGGCCTCAGCTTCCCGGCGTTTCCGGTCGGCTTCCTCCCATGCCTTGCGCTCTGCTGCCTGCTGTTCCGCGAGTTTCTTTGCCTTGAACTTGGACACGGCAGATACCAACCCGTCACGAATGCGGGTCAGGTCTTCAATCGTCGGCTTCCAGCGGGCTTTCTCAGCCTTCCATGCGTCGTGCAGGGGCGCGGCGGCGGATTTTTCACCAGCATTCACGGCCTTCAAAGCGGCTTTGACTTCTTTGGTCAATCCGTCAACCGCCTTCAATTGGTCGTCGTTCTCAACCTCGGCACCATCAAGCCAGTTCTCGGCCTCGGAAATGGCGTCACCATACGGGGCAAGCGCTTCGTCAATCGGATCGGGCGGCGCATTGTGGCCGATATTCGCGGGGGCGTTCATGGGGTTCTCCTAGTAAGGGATTTCGTCTTCGGTGATTTGTTCGGCTGGTGACGGGGCGTTCGCCTCTATCGTCGCGTTCAGCTTCCTGATTGCAGCCTGGAACCGTTCAGCCGGAAATTGTTCCAGCGACGGGGCGTTTGCCATTTGACAAACCTTGACCTCGTCAACGCCAGCCTCAGCAGCGAGATCGCGCAGCTTGATGAACTGGTCAGGGGATACCGACTGAACCTTTGGCGCAGCTTTGGCTGCTGCGTTTCCGTCGTCGTCCTCGGGGGCCAAACCTGACAGGCTTTCATGCCCTATGCGCTTGGCGTAGGTCGTGGCAGACTTCATGCCCTGCATGTCATTCTTGGTGACAATAAGGGGCACGGCGCATTCAATGGCGCTTTCTGTTTCACCATGGGTAAACACCGTCACCATGTCGGTATGTTCACCGTCCCGGCGAATCTCGTAGTGGTAGCTGATGCCGTTGTTAGCTAAGGCTTCACGGCTCGCTGAAACAACGCTGGCGAGGTCAGCGTAGGTTTTCTTGAAATGCGGATTTACAGCACCCTTGACGAGCGGACCCATTTCAAGCTGCGCCGCTGCAAGGGCAACGTGGATATTCTTGTGGCTGGGTACGGTAATTTTTTCCTGCTTGGTCATGATATGCTCCAAGATTGTCCGGTAATCGCGCGATATGCCGTCATTGTTGAAACGCCATAGTCAGCGGCAATTTTTGCGTAACTGCGGTTTGTTTTCTTCCTGTCTGCCCTCATTTGGGCAACTGACAGAGCGGTGAGTTTTGCCATTGGGTTTCTTTCCCCTAATGGCGCTGTCCCATGATTGTTTTTGTCCAGATTGTTTTCGGACTGAGTTCCCCACTGTAGATTTACAGCGGAGTTATTCTTTCTGTCGCCGTCGATATGGCGGCAAACCATGCCGTCAGGGCAGGGCCCATGAAACGCCTCTGCTATTAGTCTGTGGACATACTGCCTTTCCTGGGTTCCATCGGCTCGCGTTAGCGTTAGTCCGACATACTTCCCTTGGCGCATTGGCGACATTTTTAGGGGTTTGCTTTTCTGCAGAGAAATAACGCTCCCATTCGAAAGGAACCGATACTTCGGAAACCGTTCAATCTTGGCAACTTCGGTCATATCTCAGTCCTTTCGGATAAAGCCCCAGCGACAACGGGGGGATGTGCCGCCGGGGAAGGTGGTCAGCGCATTTGAGGCGGGCAGGCAGTGCCCATGGGACGCGCTGACGGGAAGAATCAGTGTTCAACGGTCAGGTCGTAATGCACCGCCGCCTTTTCCGGCCACACGCGTTCCTCAATGTCTGCGATTGCTGAGAAGCCCAGCAGGGCGGCGAGTACACCAAGGCCAAAGAAGCCGGGGATTGTGAAATGGGTCATATCAAAGCCCTCCTGCGGTCACGTAGAAGCCCAAGAAAATCACCCCAAGGGCCAGCGCCAGCCCGACAAGGTGGGCGTATTTGCCAAGCCATGACGGTTCGCGGTTTTCATTCGCGGCCTCGCGATATTCGACAAACCGGGCCTGTTCTTCGGGCGTCAGGGGGCGTCTGCCGGTGAGGTATTGGGGTTTGGTCATGCTACTGCCTCCATTTCTGGCCAAGGCATGTCTTTCGCGGCCTCGCCGTGTATCAGGTATTGCTTTAGGCGCTCTTTTTGGGCGGCCCCTGCGGCGGCCCCGTGCGGCGGCCCGTGCGGCGGCCCGTTCTTCTGGCGTTGCTTTTGGATCACGCGCTACAGCGATAACCTTGGCTGGCCTGTCGTCATTCGGCCTGACTTTGAGAAAGATTGGCAAAACACGCTCAGCACAATCAGCAGCAAACAGCCTGCAGATATGCGGATTGACGCAGTGATCCACAACCCACAAAGCATCATCCATCCCGTTGCTTTCCAGAACGGTCAGGATCGGCAGCGGATCTTCGCAATCCTTTGCCTCTGCCCCGGATTTGCCCAAATGTTTCAGCAGGGTTTCCCAACTATCACGACACGGCGAATGGCTGCGGATTTCCTTTAGGGTGGTGGTTAGGGGTGCGTTGGTCATGTCAGCCTCGCACCAAGTGGCCGCGACCGGCGTCGATGATCTGTTGGTCCTGCGCGCCTTCACGGGCGGCGATTGTCTCTGCGTCGAGCGGTTCAGGTTCCTCGATTTCCTCAAGGCGATAACCAAGGGTCTCCGCGATTTTCTCAAGGTACTGGCGTGCGTCTCGCATGTGCGCGTTGTGCATTAACTTGTCGCCAACATTGTAAGCTATTGCTTGGCACAGAGCGTCAGCAAGCCAATGAGCGTTGTTCTTTGCTTTGAAATATTCAACGGGTGCAGTCATGCTGGTGCCTCCTTCACTTCTGCATTCGTGGGTGTTGCAGGGCATAATTCAATTGTCTGGAAAATCCAGTCTTTGTACTTGCGCCAGAACTTGAGGGCCGACTTGCCGTCCATTTTCAGAATTCGGGCATCGTCGAAATCAGCCCACTCGACAATCAAGTGCCTCTGACACCCAATTTGCAAAACCTCGCTCGTGTAAGTGATCGGGTACGTGTCGACTTGAATGCACTTTACATATTCATTGACACCGCTGGCCCCGTCGAGGTTGGCCCCGTCGAGGTTGGCCCTGTTGAGGCTGGCCCCGTAGAGGCTGGCCCCGTCGAGGTTGGCCCCGTCGAGGTTGGCCCCGTAGAGGTTGGCCCTGTTGAGGCTGGCCCCGTAGAGGCTGGCCCCGTAGAGGTTGGCCCCGTCCGATCGTGACTGGGAAAC